GTAAATAAATATCTTTTCTTACTTAAATCATTATCATTATTTACAGAAAATTCATTTAACCACATAGACAATTCAAAATTATCCATAGGTTTAATAGTTTGCTTTTTTAAGTCGATAACATGTATACAATTATCTTTATTTTGTTTTTTAGTCATAATTCACTCCTTATTATCTTATTACAAAGCCTTCTAAATGAAGGTTTAAAGGCACTTAAAACGGGTTTAAATGCCTTTCAATCTTAATTTAGATATATGCTAGTAATAATATAAAACCACCGCATATAATAACTATGCTTATAACTATTTTACACATTAAAGTAGTCCAACAATCATTATTAAACATTATTTAACCCCCCTATTTTTCCAATATCTTGAACTATCCCAATACATAAATAATTCATGGGAAAAAAATTCAATTTGTTTATTATTAAAACCTCTATTTATTAATGATATAATCTGTTTATCATCTATTTTTTGACCAACAGAAGTAGTTATATTTTCTTTAATAGTTTTTAGTCTTTCTAATATAAATAATTTTTGCATTGTTTAAACTCCCTCTAATTGTTTTTCATTGTATAAATGTATTTCAAATTCATATGGCAATTCCTCATTCTGATTAAATTCATTTGCCAAGTACTCCAATAAATACATGCTAAAAACATCATCTTTATTATTTAAGGCTTGTTCATAGTCATAAAATGAATGATAGCCATCATAAGATACTGTGGCATCTTTTAAATACTTTAAAAAATCAGTATCTTTTATAAAATGTTTCATTAACTTAATATTTTCAGATTGTGTTATAGTGCAATGTATTTTATCAGTTTCAAAATTGTATTCTCTCGGACTCCATAATTTGATATTTTTAAAATCAATGTCTAAATTATATTCATTTGAAATATAACTTTCAAATTCCATGCAATACTTTTCAATATAAGATTGATGAGTTTTTTCATAATCTATATTTTCAAAATTATATTCTGGATATTCACCCTCTGAGTGCATACATTCGATTGATGATTCTATAGTGGCATCATGTATTGAATGATAAAAGCCACCAAAATTTATAGTAGTATCTATATTTAATTGCATTGTTTAAACTCCCTTATTAATTTTTAAATATTGTTTAACGTATTCTTGTTCTAAAGAATGTAATTTTTCTTTTAATGTTTTTAATTCTTCTTGAGTATTTTTCATTCTCTCTTTTTGGAATTCTTGAGTGTCAATATTATCTTTTATTTTTCTTATTAAATCATATTGCTCACAAATATTTTCATTTTTATTAAACATCATTCACTCCTATATTAAAGGATAGCTATAAACTACTCTTATTTATTATTAAACTGTTTCTAATTGATTAAGATAATCATATACTATCTGCTCACCTACAATATAAACATACATATTAACTATTCTTTCTGGTTCGCTTAAATCCGTAGTAACTTCTCCAAAATTATCTTCTTCATATTGTTTTATGATTTCTATAATATTAAAGACTTCTTTACCTAACCATTCCGTAGCTTTATGCCTACCGATAATATAATAATCAGTATTAAATGCTTCATGATGCAAATCATTTTTATTTTCATTAATAAAGTCTGGATTATATTTTAATGACTCTTTTATAAAATCTTCAAAATATTCTTTTATTTCATTTTCTTTGTACATTTTCTTAATCACTCCTTATTTACAATCGCCTTAATTGACGATATGTACAAAGATTAATATTTTATGGACAACTTGTCAACACTAATATAGAAATAATAATAAATAAATATTTAGGAGTTTAGAAAATGATATTACAAGACTTATTAAAACAACAGAAAATCAATCAATCCCAGCTATCAAAGGAATTGAATATTAGTGTTTCTTTATTAAGTAAAATTATAAAAGGTGAAAGAAATATATCTGTAAACCTTGCAAACAAATTGCATAAAAAATATAATATAGATTATGCCATTCTATTATCAAGGAGTGATGCCAATGAGTAAAGATCGTTTTTATATAAATTTTTATTTAAAAGATTGGGTAATTGATACTCAGATGTTATCAACATTACAAAAGGGTGCATATTGGGTTTTACTTACAAATATGTACTTAAATGAAGAAGGCATTATATATGAAAAACATATACCTAATTTACTACAGTTAAAAGGTAAAAACTTAAATGATGTAATGGAAGTATTAAAACCTTACTTAATAAAAGTATCTGATAATCCAGTTACATATACCCAAAAGAAAGTACAAGCTACTATTAAAGAAATAAACGCCAAAAGTAAAATAAATTCAATTAATGGTAAACTCGGAATGAAAAAGAGATGGAGCACCAAACATAATAAAACCCTTGCTAATAAACAAACTAATAATAACGACCCTTATAACCATGATATAACGAACTCATTACAAACTAATAAGCAAACAATAGACAATAAACAATATACATATATAGATAAATATAGTTCTTTAACAAAAGAACAGAGGAAAGAGAAAGAAAGATTAAAGTTTAATGCAGATATGTTGAATAATAATATATGATTGGTGATATATTAAAGAGATGTTTCTCTCTTAATAAAAAAGAACTATTAAATACCTGGCATATCTGTCACAGATAGCAAGTAAGGGGCTGGGCTAGGGTATACCATACCAGACCACTCTAAAGCTAATCTAGGGGCATTTATGAGGGTTATAGGCATATCAAAACCTAAAATTAGTTCTAGTTTGTTATATATTGGTATAAGTAGAGGAAAGAAGGTACTTTCAGCTTTTTTGTTTTGAAAAATTTTTTTTCAAATCGGATGGGGGGTGGTGGTCGGTGTGGGGATAAAGCATTAATCCACCCATCAATATCACAATGATTTGTCTTGAGTAACTTGACGAAGTGCTAAATATAAATATATTATAAAAAAAACAAAAAGGTTTTGGTATGGAGATCAAGGTAAGAAAAGATTTAGGTGGTCGCCCTAATTTCAAACCGACCCCAGAGCAAGAGAGAGTATGTTCGTTGGGAGTAGGGTTTGGATTAACCCATGAGCAGATAGGCAAGTTAGTGGGGTGTAGTGCTAAGACTTTGAGGAAACATTTTCAACACGCATTAGAAACTGGTAAGGAAAGATTGACTATGGATATAGGTAGTCAGTTGTATAAGAAAGCAATGAATGGCGATACAATATCGGCTATATTTTTGGCAAAGACTAAGGGGGGATTTCAAGAGAAGGTGGAACATGAGGGAATACCTAATCAGATAAGTGTAAGTTTTTCATTAGACCCACCGAAGGAAATGAAGGTCGTTGAAGGGAAAGTAGAAAATAAAAGGATTGAGTAGTGCATATTACAATACCTTATACGCCTAGACCATTACAGGCAAAACTGCATCAGAATAATAAAAGATTTAAAATCTGTGTATCGCATAGACGTTGGGGAAAGTCTGTGTATGCGGTTACCGAGTTGTTACGAAAAGCATTAGAATTAAAAACAGAACGTAGTGATGGACGTTATGCATATATTGCTCCGTATTACAGACAAGCAAAAGCGGTAGCGTGGGATTATCTTGTATATTATACAAAAGGTATTCCTGGCACTAAAATAAATCAATCGGAATTACGAGTAGATTTAATTAATGGTAGTCGAATACGATTGTATGGAGCTGGAGATGACCCAGATGCGTTGCGTGGTATTTATCTTGATGGCGTAATACTTGATGAATATGCGGATATGAGTCCGAGAGTATGGTCAGAAGTTGTTAGACCAGCTTTAGTGGA